CTTCGAAATTATTCTGATGCTATGCTTAAAGCATTGAAACAAGGGGATACCTTATGGCTTGATGTTGGTGATGGTCCGCAAGGGTATGGTTATAAGGATCTAGCCATGCTTAAAAAGAAACTTGATGCCTTTTGGGATCAAGCATTCGAATTAATGGATGATATTGATCGTGACGGTCCACCAAATATTAATTTTAATATGGCACATGAATCTTATGATTCTAAAGGTGGAGAGCAAGTTGCCGTGCTTTCTTATGATGATGAAGAGTCTGCATGGCATGGGTGGGACAAACGTTATCGAGTTATTAACATCCTTGAGGAGTCTTTCTCTTTTAAGGATGCAGTTATTCAAGGCGCTGGTCTTGAGCTCGGACGTAGCATCTTGAAAGAATTGTGGCTTGCTGCTGATGATGTGTCTAAATGGTTTGTTGCCAGAAGACGTGAACAGAAGCTAAAGAAAGAGATGCTAATTGGAGATTTGAAACGTGATGATGATGATGTTTCTGAATCATCTCCCCCTTCTAAGAAAAAGAAAACTTCACCGTGTGTTTATCATGCATTGGGGAAAGAGTGTAAGAAAGGGAATGATTGTAATTTCCGACATGATTTAACTCAAGAAGAAGCTAAGAAAATTTTAGCATCAACCCCTTGCAGAAATTTGCAATGTAAGAAAGGACCGAAATCTGGTTGTCTCTTCTCACATCCTAAGCAGAAAGAAAGAAAAGAGAAGAAAGGTCCAGTCGCGCAGCAGCGATTGGAGGAAACTATGGGACCGCGAAAGCGGTATCAAGCTATCACTGAGCATCATGACTGTGTTGGTATGGTGTTTTATGGTGAGGAGTACCATGCTGGTTGTTATCATTGTGAAGATAAGATTTTCTTTACCTGGCATGAGATTGATGATATTGACCTTGATCTTGAATTTAAGTTGAAATTTGGAGAAAAGATCGAGTACATCCTCACGAAAGAGCAGAAGAAAGCCATCAGTGATCAAAAATCTGATGAGAAAAATAAAATTATTTGTGTTGGAGTAGGCCAATATGCTGCATTATATTATATACCTGATGGTGGGAAGAATTTCCCTACATTGAAACAGCATAAAGGAGACATTCGTTTGAATGAGGATATTCATTTGGTCTCCTGGCGAAATACCAATTATACTCACCCTTCGGCTCCTTCTGGGCAGATTACAGGTGTGAGAGATGGACAAAAAGAGTTTATCCATAATATTCCTACTGCTTTCGGTGATTGCGGTTATCCCTTCTTGATAGATGGGACTCGTAGTGTGATCGGAGTACAAGCTGCTGGTCTAACTGATAAGTCAACTGGCGGTCAAGCCATGACTTATCACCTTTTTCAATGATCCTCCTAGTCGATGCCCCTGCCATAATGCAGTATTGGCATAAGAGGGCACGGCTAGGGGGTGTTAGTGCTTGGAAGGAAACAGATCTCCCTTATAAGCAACTCTATTATATTCCACGCTTTCAAGCTGGATCCAATAAAGAGAAGCAATTGGGAGACCCATATTTCCATACTTGGTTAGAAGATCGCTACCAAGTAGAGGGTACAACCATAGCCCTTAAGCACGACACCTGGTTTTACGGTAACCCACAACCGTCTGCTGCATATCTTGCAATAAGAAAGTATTACAAGACATTATATCCACCTTTAACTGATCCCTGGCGACGTTGTCAGGAATGGCTTTTAAGGAAATTTAAAATTATGGGTGACAGTTCAATTAATTGGGATATTGATTATTTGAAATCAATGCTAAATAAAAGTAGTTCCCCTGGTTATCCGTATAACCGTGCGGATGGGGATCGACCTCCTTTCTCCGATAAAAGGGCATTTCTTGCCTACCAGGATGGAGAATTTTTCAAGAGTGAGGTTAAACGATATTATGAAGCAATTTCATCTCGTGAATATAAAGCTGTCACTTTTCACACCCTTACCAGTAAATATGAACTTCGTAAAAAGAAGAAGATTCAAGAAGGCAATTTTCGCGGCTATGTTGCTGCAAATGGTGTAAATACCGCTGCTGGCATTGCTATGTGCGGTGAAATGAATAATAAGTTGTATGAAGCCTGGGGGACAACCCCTGCATTTATTGGTGGGTCAATTTATCATGGAATTTGGGACAAGTTGTTTCGTCGTCTGTCGAAACACCCAAATGCCTTTGAGTGTGATGAGAGTAATTATGATACCACTCTTAGCGCCGAATTAATATATTCTTTGCGCGATACCATGTGGTTCTTCCTTAAGTCTTCTGAACAAACTGAGGAGAACCGAATTCGTTGGGACAATTTGTTTAAGGAAATTGTTGAATCGCTTATTATATGCCCTAATGGTGATCTTGTCCGTAAATGGCAAGGTAATCCATCTGGGTGTTTTTTGACGATTGTTATTAACACTTTAATCCTTTATATGTTGTTTGCCTATGCTTGGCTTCAGCTTTGCCCTGATGAAACTGATTTCGATGATTTCGATGATAATGTGGAACTCGCGCTTTGTGGCGATGATAATCTTGGTACATATTCTGATATGATCAAGGAGTGGTTTAGCACGTTCAAGGTTGCCGACGTTTGGGAGACGCTCGGAATCGTGGTTAAAAGAGAAGCTCAATCTGAGGGTAAGTTACTTGACCGAAACTTTCTCTCCCACAGAACGAGGATGGTGCATGGAATGTTCATGCCATATCCAGATGCAGATAAGGTTATCTCATCTTTGCTACGGCATTCTTTTGCCAAACATCACATTCGATGGTCTTACTTGAAAGCTTGTGCATTACGTATGAACTCTTATTGGAGTGAGGAAGCTCGTGAAATACTAGCTGGATATATAGCTTATTTGGAGCGTACCTATATGGATGCTCTCACAAGTCCACGTAATGCAAAAGATTCTATGGATTTATTCTCTTGGGAAGAAATTCGTGGGGTCTATAAAACAGATCCGGAGATTCGTCGTATGTACACAATGAATGAGGGGTCGGCCTTAAATAATTTAGCCCCTTTGAATATTCATTTTAATACGTGTCCCTTATTCCGAAATGCCGAAGAAATTGTCAAAGGGTGGGAGAGCTTGGAAGAAGAAAGGAGCCTTTATTGGTCCACTTCCTAGACCGAAACCGAAAGCTTTTATTGGTCCACTTCCGAGACCAAAATTTATCGGACCTCTTCCCCGCCCTAAGCGGCCAAAAGAAATTCATTTCTCGGCCCCTAAGGCAGTCGGTTATCAACGGACAACTACTGCTCCCCGAATTAATAAGGGGAATATGTTTGAGATCACCCATAGCGAGTATCTCCAGCCAGTTGTTACGGATAATAAATTTTCCATTACGACGTATAATCTTCAATTTGCGTCAATTGACAATTTTCCGTGGGCTGGACCAGTTTGTCAAAACTGGGATCAATTCCAAATTGTGAAATGTAAGTTTCGTTTTGAGACTCGCTGTGGTACTGATCAAAAAGGGCGACTTATCGTCGCTACTCAGAAGAATGTGGAGGAAGCTGATTTTACAGCTGATTATGAAATGTTAGCATATAATGGAGCTAAAGATGGAAGTTTGTGGAAGAAAATGGTACACAATTCCGCTATTAGATTGAGTGCGCCCTTGAAAAAGTACTACACTCTTACTGATGGGACAACTGCTCCAGGTGATCCCACAGCATACACTCCTGGCAAGATGTCATTTTCTTGCTATTCTTCTGATACTCCGGGTACAGTTGTGATGGACTTGTTTGTTGATTACACTGTACGATTGTTCAATGCAAAGCAACAACCTGCTATATCCATGGTCCAGGGATTGCAGGCTTATTCAGTTGGAGCAAATACCTCCAATCCAGTTCTTGGATTGAATAATCCTTTGTATCGTTTTAATTCTTTCACCCAAAGTGTTATGCCAATTTTTCGAGCGGGATCTTCCGCTGGTGAGTTAGTCTCGGAATTCAAGCAAGTTGGTGCATACTATGTTGGCCTGCTTGGAAATGCAGAATGGTCAACAGGTGCTGGTGAAAGTAGTAATATGTGTGAACTCATTGGCATTGATGGGTGTACACCATATGAACTGGAATTGACCACTGATTACCCAGTGGATCATGTTACTGATACCTTAATATCACTGGTGACATTTGTGGCGACAGCTGCCGCTACTCTCACTTTTACTTATGAGCATGTAAGCGCATTTAAGGGCTGCACGACCTCTTTTGGTATTTGGCCTATTCCACTAAATTCTGCTACATTTCTGGAAGCGCAAGCACCTGCTCGAAATGGTCATTGGGTAGTCAGTGCTAAGGATGAGTATTCACCTTGGTTTATTAAGTTTTGCAAAGAACGAAAAGTTGATGGGTATAAAGTCCTTGTGCCTGGACAAAAACCCATTTATAGAGGCACCCTTGCGTTAAGAATGCGTCAGCGTGAGCGCAAGGAAGAAAAGGTTGAAGAGTTGCAGCCTGGATTGGATCATGAGAGTGATGAAGAGAACACAGTCAATCTTGATGGGATGATGCGGACTATGTCTGCGGATGAAAGACGTCAATGGGCTGAAAAGCTTCTTCTCTATGATCAACCTGAAGGTGGAAGACCACCACAACTGGATCCTGAAAAACAAAAGAAACTAGATTTCAAGATTCAGGAGCAAGAAAAGAGACATAAATCTCCGGCAAAGTAAGAGTTTTACATTGTTTTTATTTCTCT